AATCTTATCAAAGATTTTCTTACCAAACTTATACAGTTTGATTTGACCTTCGTTTTCTGGATGCTTAGGGTCAGAAATAATCAGAACGTTAGCATAGTAAGACAACTTACGTTTTTGCTTACGAACGATTTCCTTGTTTGCTTCAATACCAGAATTCCACAAAGTAGAATTGTGTTCACAAACAGGACACGCTTGATTGAGTGTTGTAAGGCAGTTGTCAATTAACCAACCGCCAGGTCCCTGAAAACCGTGGTTGAAAACACGAACCCAAGGCAAAGCGTCATCACCATCAATTGAGGGTGCTGGTAGGAATCGGATGATGGCCATGCCATTACCAGATTTATCTACTTCTGGTTGCCAGAATCGTGTGTCGTCTTTGGATCCTGCTTCAGCAGGTGCAGAGGTGGCTTGAACAGCCTTTGTGAGTTTGTCAAACGAACTTTTGTTACGCTTGAGATTAGCAAATGAACTCATATTATTTCCTTTTCGTATAAACGGAGTATGTTAAGTATAAACGGATTATCCACAGATTACATTATATAAATGTATTTAGTGTTTTTTAAAGCATGGACTTTAATTTCGCAATTGTTTCGTCCGCATCCGTATGAAGGATGCCGATGCCATCAGCTTTAATGTAGGCATCAATCACATAGTCGGTATCATCAACCAAAACAGTATCAGGTGTAGCATAAGCGGACTTTTTGCCACTACCTGGTACAATGTTTGCTTTGAATGTAATACCGTTATCACATAACCACTTAATTTTCTGAGCGGTTACTTCATTATGAAATTTCTCACCTCCTGACGAGGAAAGAATTTCAACTTTTATTCCATGATTGTCTTGTAAGTCTTTAGCATATGCCAAAAGTTTATCACAACCAGGAAACTTTTCAAGGTTTTCAAAATTTTTACCTTCAATGAATGTAGGCCAATTTTTATTGAAATCTTTTTGGCTTCTTTCTCCCGTGGAATTAAATAGTTCTTTGTAACGCTTATCAAAGAAGCAAAGAACACCATCCATATCAAGATACAACGTTTTCATTTTCATTCAACACCTTTTTCAAAATCAACTTGAATTTTACTACATCTTTAGGTAAAAATGCGGCATACTTGGTCACTTTTCGGGAGTACTGAGGCCATCGGACAGTATCACTAATCTTACGATTCCAGAGAGGCAAGAATCCTAGAATGTTGTTAAGTATGCACAAGGTTTCAATTTCTGTATCCTTCTGTAGAGTCATCTTTAACAGTCTAGGATAGTCTCCATCGTCACTTTGCAAAACTTCGTTAGGGTTAGAGACACCATCAAATATCTTGCGACAATCGTTCTCAAAAATATAAGACATACTTTGCAAAACTCTTTGGCGTTGCCTGTATATGGTCTCAGATTCTTCGGTTAACAAGTCACCAACCCAAATAGTGTCATTGTGGATAAAATTAGCCACAAGGAACATAATCAATTCATCTTGACTTGTTAACCTACGAGATAATTTGTGAAAGTGATATTTGTCCTTACGATTATCAAACGCATCAATGGAGATTTTACTCTTGCCGCCATACTTCATAAAGTCGTATGAATCGGTAGTAAAATGCAATTTGATTGCTTGATACATGCCGAACGCTTCATAACCTGTAATGCTCATATTGGTAACTTCGAACTTTTCTCTTTCAACATATTATTTTCCATAGCTTGTCCTTCAATCTTACTTTTCAGATTGCTATTAATTAAGGACGCAGCTACTTCAATCTCTAGGCCTGTCTCTTTACAATACTCAATGATAGCTTCAAGATATGTGTAAGTTGTGTTAGCTACCATAGAATCGATAGCGAACGCAAACTTCTTCATCTCATCTTTAGTTGGCATTATAGTTTTCCTGCCATTGTATATACAGCAGGTTTCATAGGACAACTATTATCAAAACAAGTATGAACACCAAGTTGTTCATTGGTCAATCCGCAAATATAGCACTTAGAATTTGTACCAGTAATTGTTATAGTATCTACTGTGCCATCTTGGCGCTTAAAAGAAAAAGATTCTTGATTTGAATCACTTTCACATTTATCAGAATCTTCATCATTTGTATAGTCTTCAAATTCTTCAATGGCCAAAGTTCCGTTGTAAACGAATCCTGTGCCACGTAGGAACATATCCATTTGCATTATCACATCAGGAAGAAAGTCACGTTCAAACTCTACCGTTGTGCGGCTAGAATCATCGTGTTCAGAGATAAGAGTAAATTTAGGCATTATTTCACCACCGTTTCATAGAGAGTTTCAAATTGGTCATGTGTTGCTACTTCTTCATCATAATTTTGTTTATGATACACTTTAACCATACGAGCAACTAATCGTTTTGGTAATTGTAGAACTTTACTGATTTCCGTAATTGATTCACGGATATAATCTTTCTCGGCTTCAGCACGAGTCATAGAATCGGAACATTCACGAATTACTTTTAAAAGTTTTTCACGGTCCGCCGGATTTGATAATGTATTAACTGCAATTTGTTGGACTGACATAATATAATTCCTTTAATTACTTTTTGGTATTCGTAAATGGTGATGTGTTGTGAGAAGCTGCATAAGCAACGCAAACTGTATCCGTACCACTTACATATGAACAACGTACTGATAGTGGATCCACACCCTTACTGATAGCAGATTCAATGTTATTTGCCATCAATGTTCGGTCTTGAATATTATAGTAACCAAGACTTCCAATTGCAGTAATCAATACGAGACCTACTGAAATAATTGCTGTGATTGTTTCTACATTTGTGGGTTTAGTTTCATTCATAGTTTAATTTCCTTTGTCATAGTTTTAAAATCCGATTCTCTCTTATAAAAGATGTGTGTGCCTATCTTTGTGGTTATTGGAAGTTTCCAACCAGGATTCACATAGTCTGCATGATAGTAGGTTGCACCTTTTGTAATATCTGAGAGGTTCTCATAATTAAAAACAACATTCATTGCTAAGTTACGAATCTCATTATACATTGAAGTGTTCTTAATTGTCAAGCGTTTATCGGTGAAGGTTGGCATACAAACCCAAGAAAACTGGCAAGTGCTGCCTGTCTTTTGATTAACTACACCACAAATATCATTAGCGTAGTTGCCTGAAGATAATCTGTTTAGTGTAACTAAGGCCACAGCTATTTGGCCATTTTTAGATTCATGTCCTGCTTCAAAGTAAATATTTTCGGCCAAACATTCAACTTGTTTCTGCATTGGTTTTGTCAATGAGTAAAATTGAATATTACTTGGCAAGAAATATTTAATCTGGTTTGCCTCTACAACTGCGATAGTCATCATTGCTAAACAAAGAATGATGCTGATTGATACGAAATATTTTCGCATAGTTTCTCCTTTTTGTTAAGGGAGGTCGCAGAGCAACCTCCCGATCCATCAGGCAGACTTTTTGTTATTAGTCTTTGGTTGCTCGGTAGAAATGTTAGACACAAAATCATTCAAGGTTTTGGCCTTGATGATAATCTCATTTTCCGATGGATATGCCGGATACTCCGGATGTGGTGGCGGTGTTTCGCCTTTGATGCGGGCCTGTTCGCAAGCGACAGCCCAACTGTTTGATATAATCTCTCTGCGACCGTAATAATCGTCATTGAGCATATCTTTCGCCATTTTTAAAAGTTCTAGGCGAATTTCGAACGGTGTCATGTTAGACATATAAATCTCCTGTGTGTTGTGTAAAATGTCAGCGCTTTGTGTGTTGCCGACTTTCTATTTATAATCACCAGTGCCTGATAACGCCAGCAATAATAAAACAATTTGTTATGATATAGGATAACACGATAAAGGTACGTATTGTGGCAATCTTGTCTGCCTCTTTATCGTCTTTACCATGTTTCTCGCCTAGTGCTTTCGCCCACAAGCGCCACATAACTTAATCCCAAAGTGCTTGATAGTATTTACCAAAAAGTCTAAAACCGTTTTTGATGCGGTCTTCAACAACTTTCATACCTTCATAATCACATTCATAGGTATTTTTGGGACCATCAACCATTTTAAACATTTTTGCTTTGCCGTTTTCATCCCATTCGCAAGCTTCACTTTTCCAATCAATTTCACCTGACCGATATGATTCTTCCCAATCTCTATTGATGTGGTGTTCAAAAGCATAAATCATTTCATTCATAGCCCAATCCCAACGCTTGAAATGATTGTCATCTGTGTCCCACTCATTTTCTTTTGCTGGCGCTGAAGTAGATTTCAATTCTTCTGGAACATCCTCATCATCAACAAAAGGTGCGCCGTGTTTACTTGCTTGTAATTGTTTTAACATTGGCAAAGCAATCTGACCAAGAGTGTGGTCCATAGACCAAGTATCCCATCGGTCAATCTTTACATAGTCAATCTTAGGATGAATTATATCCAAGACCTTTGCAATCACTTTGCAGATAGGGTCTAAACGATTAACCCACTTTTCATAAGGCGCATCAGGTTTGTCTTCGAGGTTATAAAAGATGCTATCATCTTTTTCCCAAAAGCATACAAACTTTAGGATATGATAAGGTGAAAGCCAATGGCTACGATAACTGTTAATGTAAACTTTCATTATATCTCCATAAAATTGGTGGTTGGTTATTCTGTTACGAGGAAACCAACCGAAACCCTAGTCAGCGTTTAGGCTGCCAATGCGAAACGTGAGTCGTTTGCGTTTACTTTGTTTTCTTCTTTTTACATCGTTGCTGATGTGCTGTCCACTCTGTTACTCTTTGCCCTGTCGAATCTAGGTCAGGCCCATCAGAAGTATAATCCCGTTTCTTATGTCTCTATATGCTATGGGCATATCGATTATACTTTTGGTGGACCTGGGGGGATTCGCACCCCCGTCCAGAACACTTTTCTCTTTGCTTCATACAGCAATATTAAATTTTCTCAATAACGTAATACATGTAATCTTCTCGGTCTTCCTCGAAAATTACTTTGCATTTTCCCATATCAGAAACTTTTCTTATATCTTCTTCAAAAGCAGAATCTGTGGCTTTAACCTCAATTTGATTTCCTTTATCCAAACGTGATAGTGTCTTTAGAACACTAATCATTGGGATAGGACAACAAAATCCACAAGTATCTACTGTATGTTTAATATTATACTCGATTTTCTCTGTCATGTCAAGCTTTGTTCCAATATTTGCCGATATACTCATTCAATGGCTCTATATATGCGGTTTTAGACTTTTTGAAGATTTGTGGTAGACCATCTTCAACAGCAATAGCAACCACAATCTGGTCAATCGGCATTCCTGTCACTTCTTCAAACATCTCAGCATAAGCACTACATTGCATAAAGTAATTTAAAATGCCATCTTCACTTTTTTCACGAGAAGCGGATTTATAATCAATGATGGACAATTTACCATCCCACTCAGCGATACAGTCACAACGACCTGCAAGGCGGAGTTTGTGTGAGTAAAGAGCTTGCTCAAGACCATAGACTTTACCAATATTTTCATCAAGAAATGGTTGAAGCTGCATGAACAGTTCTTTTGTATCAGGCATCATAGTCTGCATTTTCATACCAGACAATTCACCCATCAAATAGTTTTCACAAACTGTATGTAACTTAGTACCACGGCGGGATGCCTTTGATGCAATACGGTTCGCTTCTACTTCACCAACACGTTTGCGCCATTCAAATAAAGCCTTCTTATTAAAAGAAGATAATACTGTAGTAATGGACGGATATTTTTCACCAGTTGGTGTTGCATATACACGTCCCGATTCGGAAGTCTCAGCGTTCAAATCAAACGCCAAGGATTCCAATTTCACAAATTCAAAATTACGCAATTGCATCTTCATACTGTAGTTTAGCTAAAATGTAGTCCTTCACCAGAGAAGAACGCACAATATCATCAGGTGTAAATTCAACTCTTGTAAAAGCACCCATATGGTGTGCAATGTCAAAGAACTTTAAAATACCACTCATGTCATTTTTCTTTTTATTCAAATCGGTCTGGCGATAGTCACCACACCAGATAATCTTTGAACGATAACCAACACGAGTCATAACTGTGTCAATTTCTTCAAAGGTCAAGTTTTGCATTTCGTCAACAATAATGATAGCATCATCAAAACTCATACCACGAATGAATGATGTGGAAATGAATTCAATATGATGTTGTTCACTTAGGCGTTGATACGCATCTCGGCGACCAAATAATGTATCACAAATTTGAACATATGGTTGTTGGTAAATTTCCATCTTTTCGTCAACGTCACCTGGTAAGTGGCCCATTTCTCGGCCTTGTACCGCTGAACGAACAATAATAATTTTATTAAACGGATTACTTTTATCTAAGACTTCTTCAAGCGCTTTATACAACGCACAGAAAGTTTTACCTGTACCTGCAACACCATGTAGTGCTACAAAATAATCTCCACGTTTATAAGCATCAAAAAATATCTTTTGATTTTCGGTTAGTGGTTGAAAGGTCTTTAAATCATCAATACGTATTCTCAATCTTTGTGAACCTTGTATATTGATTGGTGCAGCCTCTTCGGCGATGGCAGTACCTACTGGAGTTTTTCTTTTATTTGTCGCCATTTTTTCTCCATTTTTGGAAGATAAAGAGGGACGCCCACTTTTGCGGGAGTCCCTCGGGTTAGTGAAACATGTTCCCATTACAAATTAAATTTTTACGCCAGTAATTTTCTGGACGTGTTTCTTCACAATTTGTTCGTTTTTTACTTGTTTGATAGATTTCTTTCCGTGTTTATCTGCTACGTGACTTGTCGGATGCGCTTCTGCTACTTTTGATAGAACCTCCTTGAAACCTTCTGGTACTCTATTTTGAGTTGATGTTGATACACCTGAAACGATGTTTGGTGCAGTCAATACTGGCGAAAAATTCGGATTTGTTTTTAGATATTCATCTCTTTCTGAGATTTTCATAAACGAATCGAACACTTCACCTGTTTCATTATTTAAAAAACTATACGTTGGCATTATGTGTTTTTATTCCTTGTTCAAACCAAGTTGGTACTGGTCGTTTAGACCACTTGGCAAAATGAGCCTTATTCTGTATATAGTAATTATGGTAAGACTTCAAAACATCATTAGGAATTTTCACTTCATCTGGCATAGCCGGAGTTGGAGGTGTGAAACCGCCTTGACGAATATTATTTGGTAAGGCAGCAAGAGCGTCCCGCAGGCGAGCGCAAGCGTGGATTTTACCATAACGATAGGTATATTCATCAAGTAAATGTGTCCACATATTATACAACCATTTGTAATTGGTATCTGTAGTACGACACCACACTCCTGAAGGATGATTAATATGAGAAGCTTTCATCAACTGATTTTCAAGTTCATCATTCATTCGCCAACGTTTAATACGCCGGCCATTAGCAGTCAGGTCGGTATATTCTTCACCATCAAGAAAGCGGTGAGCTGTTGACATGAGTTGAGCATACTCAATAATCATTTTGACCACATGTTTGTCTAGGTGCATTTCTGCACATGTTTTAGGGTCATTATCTAGATAAAAAATATTCACTTGTTTCTAATCCAAGAATCAATAACATCACTTAGGGGTTTGGTATCATAAACAGGTTCTTGTGGTTCTTCAAAAGACCAATCTTCATCATTGTCAGAATAACAATCTTCACGAATAGTATCCCACAAATTTTGGAATTCTTCTGATAGATTTTCGTTAATACTGTCAGCCATTTCTTTGGCTTGCCAGATACAATTTTCAATATCTTCTTGGTTACTTGTTTCAATACCATTAGAAAGTACGGTTAAAAGAGACCGCAAATAACCAAGCCGGATAATTTCACTTTCAACAGCGGTCAAATTATTAAAATACTTCATTCGATTTCCTTTTTATTAAAGATGTTAGACCACGTTTTCAATTTTTCAAGTTTGCGACCATGAGCCGCCCACATTTTTTCTTGATTAATTAAGCCTTCATCAATCATTAGGTCAATCATACATTGCAAATCACCCAATTCTTCTTCTAGATGCTCACGGTTGCTTCTGCCGTTGTGAACACCATCAATACCAAAGCGAAACACTTTAGATATTGCTTGTGTCACTTCGGCACATTCTTCCTGAGCAATCAACAGGATTTCTTTTTGGTTATTTTGCATTTTTAAGAATAATGTCAATGTGTGAATCGATAAGTTTGGTTCGAATCATATCATTAATATTTAAAAAGGGCCATTCAAGCTCGAATGGACAATTTTTTGTCCATCGATTATTGTCCAAGAAGAATTTATATTCCGCAATATCTTCTTTACTATTCACATCAAAGAATCTTCGATTCCATGTATGGTGTGAAAGTTTGAATTGCCGATTTGTTTCGTGATGTTTAGCAACAGTAATCATTTTCACTCCGTAATTTCAGTAATAACGATTTGCTCGCCTTTAACTTCCATATCGACATTAGAAGGAACAGTCACTTCAACTTTAGCAGGCTTCACTTTGGTCTTTTTGACAGGTTTAGCATTGAGGTCAGCCAATTTTGAAACAGAAGGCTTCTTCTCAACAGCGCCTGGCACAAAGCCAGATTTTGTAGCGCCTGTGCGAGCCAAATACTTCTTAATCTCATCAACGTTTACGATTTGATAAGCAGTCACTTTGCGACCATCTTTAATTGGACGAACAACGCCATTAGCATGTACTTTAATGTGCCACATGTAAGTGGACAAGCGGTACATATAGATTTCTTTGCCAAGAGTAGCATCGATTTCTTCAACTGTAACTGGCTTGCCAGAGACCATGATAGTCAACAGTTTTTCGAAAGGTTTTAGTTTACTAGATTTTCCACGAGCCATGATATATTTCCTTTTTTAGTTTAAGAGTGTACAGTATAACATACTGAGGCACAATTGTCAAGAGTTTCAACAATGATTGCCTCAATCTGTTACCTTTTCGCAACAGAAAGCTTTAAATTCATCCCAACAGCCATCAAAAATCACTTCGCTAGGATTCTTTACAACCACGGTATCTTCATAAACGTGGTATT